TTGCCTGAATTTCTTCCGGCAGGGGCAACCACGTTTCCCCTGTTTTGCACATTACCAGAATCGTAACGGTTTGGAAAAGTATTTTTTAAATCTTTATCAATTTCACTGTAATATTCATCAGATGTAGGATCATATCCTTCCGACACTAGCTTTTCATGAAGACCAAAAACATAAGATGTCATTGGTTTGTCTTTACCAAACCAAGAATTTTTTGATGCCCAATCCTTTGCTTTAGGATCAGGTTCAGGGATATTTACCTTGGGAACAGGTTTTTGATTAAACTCTTCGACAGGCTTTTCGGTTTCCTGTTGATTTTTCATACTATTGGATCTTGCTGTTATTTGTGCCTTGACTCCTGCAAGGGTTGCCATCTTTTCCTGAGCATCAACAATCGCATCAGAATCACCGGATTCATATGCATCCTTTAACTCTTTTTTAGTCTTTGCCATTTCAGCATCGACTCTTGCGGCAACATGAGTATGCGACTGAACATCGCTCTGCTTGAGTCTTTTCCGGAGATCCTCTATTTCTTTGTTTTTAGTTTTTGCAAAATTAACCGCTTCTTCCTGTAATCGGATGGCTTCTTCTTTTGCTCTTCTTTCTTCATGAAATTCGTAAGAAAGTTTTTTAATTCGACTTTGCACACGATCAGAATAATTTCCAATCTCGTCTTCATCAGGGATATCCGGCTGAACACCTTCTGCTCTTCTAGGAATTCCTTTATCTTTTTCAGGAGTGTCATCTATAACTTCAACTTCTATTTCTTCAGAAGTATTTACTACTTCTTTGCCATCGTCTTCCTGATCGGTCATGCTCTCTCCAATCCTGTGGGATCAGAAACAACCGCTTCAACTGTATCATCATTGATCAGTCTAAACTCAGATCCCTGAAATTTAAAACGTGTTCCTGAATAAGAACGAAAAATAATAGTATCACCTTCTTTGCAATATGCCCCGGAAGGAAACTTATCTTCATCCATATAAGCATCCTCTCCCATTTCAAGAACATAACCAATAATACTAGCAGTTGATTCTTTTGTTCTTGTTGATTCATGGAGCATGATTCCACCAGAGGTTTTATCATCTACACCGGGACAGGCAACTAGGATTTTATAGCCTCTCGGCTGAGGGAGTTTATCGATGGTTTCATCATCGATATCAATCTTCTTATAATGCATTGTTCTCTCGCTTACGAATGGAAGGTCGTAGTACCTTTTATAAAACAATCATAGGTCATTTAATTTTTTTTGCAAATCCTTTATTTGAATTTTTATATCTTCATAGGCAATCAATTGACCTGTTAGGTGTCTATAAGACTCAATATCCTTGCAATTTCCACTAATAATAAATTCTGAACAATCATGAATTCTTTCTTCAAGGACACTTGTTATGTATTCCAGTTCATTCATATAAAAGTACCTAGGTATTTTTTATCGATCAATAGTATTCTTCATCATATCAATACCTGCTTTTAATCCTTCTATAGATTCCTTTGACTCTAAAGTCGCATTATCAGCGGCTATCTTAACTCCAAGCCTTGCCCCTTCTTTCCTTTCTTCAGAATCAATACGTTCTTTTTCTACAGCTATTGTCTTATCTTTCGATAAATTATCTGCCTGAATCTTCATCATATCCACACGCATCTTATGTTTAAGTTCAGTCTCTTTTATCTCAAGTTCTTTTCTTTGGATAATATTTAAAGGGTTTTGGTCTTCTTCATTTTTCTTTTTCTGTGCGGCTTCGGCCTGATCTTTTTTAAGTAATTTATCAGCGGCTTTAACAATCGTAGAAGAAAGCTGATACTCAAGATCTTCCGGCAACGGTTCATTAGGATCGGGTAAAGGGGCACCAAGTTGTAATTCAATTTCTTTTCTGTACTGCAATGCAATATGTTCTGCAATATGTTCAGACATAGCACCCTGAATAGCAGAAGCAAAAGGAGACTGACCAACCATTTCCCTAATTTTTGGATCGTTTGTAAATGCCATATGTACCTGAATATGTGCTTCATGATCCTGATAAGAAAAAGCCTTGATGGCTTCCTGCTTTAAAACACGCATATTTTCAGTGACAGGGTCATACGGTTTTACTTCATCAGGAAGCTCAATAATTTTATCTGCATCCTTGATACCAAGAACCTCAAGCATTTGTCGATGTAAAAGACCAAGGTCATATAACTGAGGTGCTTGCTGTGCTAACTGCAATGCGGCTTGATACTGAATCACTTTCTGTGACATGGTTGCCGCATTCGGATCGGATACAGGTATCACATCAACCCGACCATCAAAGTCCTGCTTTCTAGATACAGAAACATCTTCCATATAGTCATATGTTTCAGGCATAAAGTCATGAACAATATTGGATATTAATTTTAGTTCTTTTCTAAGTGAAGCATGAAGCCTAGCCTGTACACCGGACATCACTTTCATGGATCTTTCTAAAAGAGCAAGTGTGGTTCCCACAGGAGCATTTGCATTAGTCGATGAAATATCAATATCGGCAACCGAGCCTATTCTTCTTCCCTCCTCCACAATATTAGTCAAAAGAGAATACAAGACCTGACTTGGTTCTTTGTAAGGAAGCATATAAATATTATCTTTTATTGCTCCACCGGGAATATCCACATCCCTGAATTCACCGGGGGTTAAAGGACTGTCATTCCCTTTTACCCTAAGACCTCTTGCTTTAAGACCCGCAGGTAAATTTGATAAAGTTCCTGCATCGACAAGCTGTCTAAGAATAGAAGTCGCAGACTTGGCAAGTCCACCCATTAAATGTATTAGACCTGTTCCATAAAATCCAAGACCGGGAAGGTATCGATAATGAGTAAAGTGCATACGTTTTTCTTTTCTTGGATCATCTTCATACCAGTTCCTGCGAATCGATAATATTTTATTTCCTGTTTTACTAATGGTAATAATATAAGGTCTTGCTATTTCATCAGGATCTTCAAACGGCTCAGGAAGGTTTATATCAACGTGCATTTCAAGAAGAGTGTATCGATCATCATCTTCTGTATTAAATGCAGATTCCCCGTCTAATTCATTTTCTTTTCTAGTAATATCATTGAGTTCAAAAGAAGGATCAGATAACTCTATGTCAGAATAAAAACCGGAAAGCATTAACTTGCGTATTTCATTTGTTGTTTTTTTCATGACATGGGTAAATCTTGGGCAAGACTCAAGATCAGAGGCACCATACTCCACCACAAAATCTTCAGCAGGGACAAACATAGCGACAGGTTTTTCACTGATCGGGTCAAAATAAACTTTTTTAAACGCAGATCCCGCTAAAGGAAGTTTAAACAATAACTGTTCAAATTCATCACGATACTCTGTCATCTTTTCCGTCAAAAGATAATTAAGTTCATCCTCGACCCTAGATGCCTGTTTTGATTTCTTAGGATCTATCACTCCAAGTATCTGCGTTCTTACCGGGCCTGATGCAGGAAATATTTCAGTAATTGCCTGAGCCTGAAAACGAACCACAGCCTCGGTTAATATAGGATGATAAACACCACAGGCACCCATCCAAGGCTGATCCCTTTCCTCAATCTTTAAACCAAGAAGGTCAAGACCCTTAACATAAGCCCTCGACCAATCCTTTCTTGACTGAACATCATTCTCATAAGAACTGACAAGCTCTGAACCCAAAGCCTGAAGATCACCATCATCTATAAAATCTGCATAATTGGAATCATGGTCAGGGCCAACAATTTCTTCCTGCATTTGCTCATCAAAAATAATTGTTGTCGAGCCATCTCCTTCATCAATACTGACTGCATCCGGATTCACAATCTCTATTTCTATTTCTTCTGTATCCGTTTCTTCTGTAACAAAAGGTAAATAGGCTTTATCCACACTCATCAGTAATACTCCACAGGTCTTTTATAACTTATATCCTCTTCCCACTCATCCATCTCAACCCTCAGCCATCCACCTTGACGGAATCGCAGAAGTGCCTGAGTCATTGAGTCAACAAGATCATCATGATCTCCTGAAGGAAAAGCGGCACACTCCTCAATCATCTCATCTGCCCACCTAGTAGCAGGATACCAGACTACACCGGAAGCGAACAAATCACTAACAGCATTCACCCTTGCAATCTTATCCTGACCCCTGCTTGGTGTAAATTCCTGAACAGGAATTCCCATTGCTCTTAACTCAAATACAAGCGGGGCACCGGAAGCCTTGGCTTCAATAATCAACTGATCAGGTTCCCATTCCCAATACGTTTCATGTGCCACACGTTTCAATTCAGGAAATTCCATTTTTGATTTAAAACTATCAAGCAATATAAGGTTTGGTGTTTCTATTCCGGATTCATTTGGTTTATGAAAAACACCCCATGTAGAACAGGCACTGTAATCTGATCTTTGTGTTTTTAAAAAAGCAGTATCCCAAGACTGAATAATTATTTCGCATGGGGGAGGATCATCATCAGGCCACTCTCTCCACCAATCTCTTTTTATGAGTGCCCCTTCTTCTGAAGTTGGGTCTTGTTGGTACTGTGCATTCCATTTGGCAACCGGGAGTTCTGCTTTTAGAGACTCAAGTTCAGGAAGTTCCCAAAACTCAGGCCATAGTGCCTTACCTGATGGTAAAATAGCAGGAAGTTCTATAACTTCCCAACCATCAGCACCCTCTCTTCTTGATGCAGATTTTATAATTTGACCCGTTAAATCCCTCGTACTCCAACGAGTCATCACTAAAATAATAGATCCGCCGGGCTGAAGTCTCTGTCTTGGCCCTGATGTATACCATTCATAAACCTTGTCATAAACTTCAGGGTTATATGCACCGAGTGCGGCATCCTGCTCTGAATGCGGATCATCAATAATTAATATATCTGCACCTTTACCAGTAACCGCACCACCAACACCTATGGCAAAATATTCACCACCTTTATTGGTTGACCAACGACCTGCGGCTTTACTGTCTGAAGCTAAAGTTATGTCAGG